TCCTGGCAGAAATTTGAAGTGGACAAAATATTGGATCTTATTTTTCTTTAGATCATCGGGCGCATAGTTCCTTCTGATAGAAAGAACTTTCCTACTACCTTCCTCGACTGTTACGATGTAAGGTAATTTTATTCCTGTTGGTTCATTATCTTTACCAACATCTTCGAAACCTTCTAAGTCTAAGTTTACATGACACTCTAACAAAGTATATACAGGTTCGTTCTTACCTGTTTTCTTTGTACCTTCTAGCTCACGTTCTTTTTTCTCAAGTTCTCCATTAACATCTGTACCTGGAGGGCCTAACTCTACGTCAGTGTAGAAACCATTGACTTGTTGTTTTCTTAATTCGTTTTCTGAAATTTTTACAACATGAATAATCGCTTCCGCATCATCTAATGAGGTAGCTGTGTACGGAACGATTAATTCATCTGCTGGTACAAACTTAGATACTACTCTACCCATTGGTACATCGTAGTATACTTTTTTAAAAGTTGATCCAGCTAATGGTAAATGAAATAACATCGAGTCAAATTCTGATTCATACTCTTTCATTTGATCCATTATCAAATAGTTCATGTAATCTTTAACACGTTCAGACTGTTGTTCTGTTGCAGGATTTTTAACACCTATGATGTCTGTTCTTACAGGTCCATCTGCAGGTAATAATTCTTTGTAAGCTTGTGCTTGAAACTGTGTTACTGCTTCTGCAAGCACTGGGTGTGTTGCACCTGAAGCTCCTTGAAATGGTTCTGTTCTATTTTCGTATTTAAATCCTAAAAGATCTAAACCAGTTGTGTAAGCGTTCTCCCAATCTTTTCTAGACGATTTATAGTCCGTATAATTTTGGACCATTTCGTTTCCAATTGGTTCTAAATTTTCTTCTGGTAAAATATCTGCTAAGTTATCGAAATGATTTTCTGTGCCCGGTATGTTTATAGCTCCCGGTTCAAAGTCAATAGTTGCACCACCATCTTCTTCTGGTACTACTTCAACAGGTCCTTTTTGTTCTACTTCTTCTTCCTGAACACTAACTTCTTGCATCTCTTCTTCTGAAGGGATTTCAATTTTAGTTCTAGTGTTAGGGAGTCCTTTATCTATATCTGCCATTTATTACTCCTATACCTTCTTAACACGATTAAATAGACCTTGCAACCCTTGTGAGTTTGGTCCTGATTCTGGTGGTGGGCCTTGATCCACACCAGCTAATTTAGCAATACCACCACCTGCAAAATATTTACTCATAGATCCTTTCATGTATTCTTTAAAACTTTTCTTACCACCATGCTTTTTGTAATACTGATAACCCTTGTGATGATCTGTTTCTATTTCTTTTATGTACTTAGCAGCATCTTTACCATAGCCACCACCAGTAAAACCTGCACGGCCACCTTTTGCTAAATTAGCAACACCACCAAAGTTTGCTATTCGTTGCATTTTATCTTCTTCTGACATTTGACCAATAAGTTCTGTATCTCTATCAGCTTTTAATTCTAATTGTTTTAATTGTGCAGGACTATAAAAACCTGTATCAAATAAATCTTTAATTGGTCCTAAAATCTTTCTATCATAGTCCATTCTATTCTGCATTTTTTGAGCATCAAACACTTCTTGCTTAGTTGCGAAAGCTTGTTGTTCTGGAGAACCAAATTTTGCAATTTCATATATACTTTTACCATAAGTAGGTTCTGCTCTTGTCATCGCTTGTATAAGTTCTCTTTCTGCTTTATTTTTATCTGCTAAAGAAAACATAGGAGCTGATCCAGAAGAATAAGGATCTTCTAAACTTGATACGTCGTCCTGATTAACTTTTAAATAGTTTTTATATTTTTGTTGTAGGTCTTCATCTTTTTTAAGTGCATCTGCATAATTAGCAGCCAGACCAGATGTGTCTGAACCTAATATCATTGTATTTAAATCTGTTTCTTTTTCTAAACGTTCTCTTGCATCTTTTGGCATTGCATATTTAATTAAAGATTTAGATAGTGCTTCTTTGTATGTGTCACCTGAATCTAACATTCTATTAGCCATAATAGCTCCATCGATAACAACTTCACCTGCAAGTCCATAAGGACCTAACAAACCTGATAGTGTTGTGCCTGTACCAACTCTAGTAACTGCTTTTATTTTTTGTGCTGTCTTTTTAGCTTGCGCTTCGTTCATGTTTCCTGATTGAAGTTGTTTTGATTCTGATACTAAACCATCCATAGCTTCATCTATTGTACAAGTTCCAGGTAAACCACCATTACTCTTTGGACAAAACTTCATAAGTTTTTTAAATAATGGAGATCCTTTTTTTACATTTACAGCTTCTTTTAAAACAGATTGAGATCCTATGGAAGGAAATGTTTTAGCATAACCTGCTTTAATACCCTCTTCTCTTATATTTAAATTTAATCCAGAAAGTTCAGCTAATCTTTTTTTAGATATAACAGAAGCGTATGGATCTTGACCTAATGTGAATGTTGGAAGTATATCTCTTACGGCTTTTGTTTTATATTTAGGATCTAATCGATCATACCACCCACTTCTCCATTGTTGCCAATTATTTATTAGTTGTCTTGGTTTAAAAGTTTTTCCTTTAAAATCTACCGTTCCATTTTTTAAAGCTGTCTGTAAAGCAGTTTCATATCTGCTATATTCTCCAATCATACTAGCATGAGCACCTTGGTTAAAGGTTTTGTCCATAAAATTTACAAACTGTGTTGAAGAAAAAGTTTTATTTTTGTATCCAGAACTTAAACCTGTTATTTCATTTAAATCTATATTAGTAATATCTATTCCTGCTTTTTTTAAGGCAGCTCTTGAGTCATCAATAAAACCTTGATAACTTTTTGTAAAGTATTCTTCACCAATGGCATCTTTAATTGTGTTATGTTTTAATCTTTTATAAGCGTCATTATATTCTGTTGGAATACCAGCTCTCCCTGTTTCTAAACCTTTAAATATTTTTTTTGCTGAAACTTTATTTGCTTTTATATTATGATTAAAATCTCTAAAATTAACTCCAGACATTGCTTGAGAAACTCTTAACATCACATTTGCTCTTTCAGAGTTTGTTAGGTTTTCTACCTCACCTAAAACTTTTACAAGTCCTTTATAATCTCCTTTGTTAAATAAAGATTTAATTTTTTTGTTACCTAGAACAAGATTCATATTTTCAATTGTTTTAGGATCAATAGAAGGTGAGTCTATATACGTCTTAACTTTTTTTGCTAAAGCAGCATTATCTTTTACATAATTAACTTTTTGAACTGATTTTTTACCATCACCTAAATCTATTAAAGTATCAAATTGTTTGGGTTCTAAAGTATCAAATAAAAATTTTTTAAGAAATAAATTTTTTCTACCTTTTGATGCATCTTTTTCTCCTATAGTTTTCATTATAGCATTATTAATAAAATTACTTTCTGCCTTAGTAACAGGACCGTACTGCCTTTTTTCGTAAATAGGAAAATTATATTTTTTAGAAAACTCTTTTGTGGTAATATATCCTTTTGGTGGTTTTTCTCTTTTTTGTTCATTAAAATATGAATCTAATAAATCTGATTTTTTACCACCTAATTCATTCCAATCTTTTTTATAGAATCTAGAGTTAGAATTATTTTTATGAGTTTTGTTGTACCATTTTTTTTGATCTGTATTTAAACCTAAAACTCTTTTACCTTTATAAGTTTCATAAATTCTTTCACCTTTTTTAACTTGTTGTTTTCTTTCCTCTGGTGAATAGTCACTAGCATACCCAGGTCTAGATCCATCAGCACTGGGTTGCACTAACATACCACCCCCGGCCATTGGATTACGGTTTTCAAAATCAATGATAGCTTGTCTTTCTAATGCTCTTTCTGGTCTACCTATTTTATCTGATGTTGTGAGAACACCAGATAAGTCTATACCTTGTTGTTCTTTTACAAGTTCTATAAATTCATCTAATTCCATTACTCACCTAACATTCTAGCGATACCGCCTGATGCGAAGTCATCTGGTTCTGGAACATAATCGCCTTGTCTATTAACAATATATTCACTTTGAGCATCAAGGTCACCTTCATTTAATTTTTTAACTTTGTCTTTT